CGTGGCTTTCAAGGATGGGGAACAAGACGATTTCAAAGAACGCGCTCGTCAAGCAGTTTGACGAAATGGCGCCTACGATGGACGTCACCGTCCTTGGCGAATCAACAGGTGGGCGTATTTTTGATGACATGTCAAGAAAATTAGCGCAGGTTGACACACAGGCGATACGTAATCCGGCGATAAAGGGATTTTATGACTACATTAAGGCCGTCCTTCCACAACTAAAACAAGTGCAGACCGGCAAGGCAGCCGATGAAATTGCCGCTCACATAGATGACATGGTGTTCCGAAACTTTGGCGTTGAGAATGCACTTGAAGCAGGAGTGCCGCAACGGTTCCCATTTGAGATTAAGGAACTTCTACAGTCTATATCAACAGGATTGGGAAAGAGGACGGCCGGGTTCAAGACATACAAGCGATCACCACAGCACCGTGGAACGCAGACGATGGATGGTGGCGACAACTACCGTGAATTCCTGTTCAAGTACAAGCCCGGAAGCTTGAGGCAGAAGGAGCCGAGTTACGAGTACGCACATAGTTTTAATTTAAGCAGCAAAGACAGAGCTGGCGGAATTGTCCACACAAGGACGTCCGACAGAGCAGACCAGTTCGGAAGAAGGCTTCTTCACATAGAGGAGATTCAGTCCGACATGCACCAGAAGATCAACATGGCTCAAAGACAATTAAAGAAAATGCACACTGATTGGGCGAAGGAAGGAAAGACTCCTGAAGGCGAATACAAAAAGATGACTAAAGACCAGAGGGAAGAGTATGACAATCTTGTCAGGGACGGAAGGTACGCTCCGCGCGGAGATCTGCAGGAGGAGATATCAACGGCGAATGAACAGCACCTTCTTCTCGTGAAGGCGAAGATCGAGGATCTGTTGGCGCAGAAGCAGACTCCAGCAATTATAACTAGGCTTACCAGGCTTAATAAGGAGCGCATAAAGCTAAGATACATCATTGACGCGGAGGAGAAGAAAATGGCGGCAGGAAACCACAGCGGTGTTCCACTTGGGCCACTCAGCAAGACTGAGGACTACAATGAATTCATAATGAAATACATGCTCCGAGTCGCGCGTGAAGGCGGATATGACGGAATAACAATCAACACGCCGGCGATAAAGAATTTAGGCATGTCCTCCACGGGAAGGGACTACAAGGGCAACCTTGTCGCCTACGGACCGATGGCGCAGGGCGCCATGAAGAAGGCGGCGAAGAAAAGTGGTGCAAAGTTCATGAAAACTGTTATAGTGGACAGCGGCAATAGGGTATGGGAAGTTCCAATGATATTATTCAAGGAAAATAAGGCCGCGCAGGCGCTTATTGACAAGGGCCTTCCTATCTATAAAAAAGGGGGAATAGTTAAAAAATAATGCCACCAAAAAATCCAAACAACAACATAGAGAACGCTTTAGGCTCTCTGACTGACGCGTTGGAAATAGAGCCGACGGGCGAAGAGATACAACTGGAGCCTGATCAAAAGATGTCTGATCCTAATGTTGAAATAACTGAAACGGAAGGAGGCGGCGCGGATGTAAACTTTGATCCAAACGCGCCAATCGACACGGCTAACATTCCACATGACGCCAACCTGGCGGAGTACATTGATGAAACAGAATTACGTAGATTTGCAATAGATCTAGTAAGCGATTTCGAAACGGATAAGGAGTCAAGGAAGGATTGGGAAGACACCTATATCAAAGGCCTTGACATGCTCGGTTTCAAATATGAAAACCGAACCCAACCGTTCGAAGGAGCGTCCGGGGTCGTTCACCCCTTACTCGCTGAATCTGTAACGCAGTTTCAAGCCCAAGCGTATAAGGAACTTCTCCCCCCAAGCGGCCCCGTTCGTACTCAAGTTGTAGGGCTTTCCACTCCTGAAATTCAGGATCAGGCGAAGCGCGTGCAACAGTTCATGAACTATCAGATAGTTGATGTCATGAAGGAATACGATCCGGACATGGACCAACTCCTGTTTTATCTTCCACTGGCTGGATCAGCGTTCAAGAAAGTTTATTATGACAGCTTGCTGAAGCGTGCCGTCGCAAAATTCATTGCCGGTGAAGACTTGGTAATTAATTACATGGCGACGGATCTGCAGAATGCGGACCGCGTCACGCACATAATCAAGACGAGTTCAAACGACATAAGAAAACAGCAACTTCAAGAATTTTACCGTGACATTGAACTTAAAAGCGGAACGGTTGAAACAAGTGAAGTTGAGGAAAAAGTAAACACGCTCGAGGGCGTTCAAAGGGAATACACGGATAAGGATGACGAGCATACAATTCTGGAAATGCATGTCAATGCGGATGTTCCAGGATTCGAGGATGAAAGCGGAGTCAAGCTTCCTTACATCATTTCCATTGATGAATATTCAACTGAAGTTCTTTCCATCAGGAGAAACTGGAAAGAAGGCGATTCAAACTTTGCAAAGAAAGATTATTTTGTACACTACAAGTTCCTCCCAGGACTGGGCTTTTACGGGTTCGGTCTGATACACATGCTGGGTGGGTTGTCAAGAACTGCGACAAGTGTTTTGCGGCAATTAATTGATGCAGGCACTCTTGCCAATCTGCCGGCAGGTTTCAAGGCGCGAGGAATGCGCATACGCGATCATGACGAACCATTGCAACCAGGTGAGTTTAGGGATGTAGACGTAACAGGTACATCTATTAAAGAATCTTTATTACCGCTTCCTTACAAGGAACCTTCTCAAACTTTATTCGCATTATTGGGATTCGCGGTTGACGCTGGAAAATCATTCGCGGCGATCGCGGACATGAAGATGGGTGAGGGCAATGAACAGAATCCTGTAGGAACGACTCTGGCTCTTCTGGAAAGAGGAACTAAAGTCATGAGTGCGATTCATAAGAGATTGCATTACGCACAAAAAATTGAATTTAAGCTGTTGGCAAAAGTGTTTCAATTATATTTGCCACCGGAATATCCATATCAAGTTGTCGGTGGAAACCAAATGATCAAGCAACAAGATTTTGATGATCGCGTTGACATCATTCCTATTTCAGATCCGAACATATTCTCAATGGCGCAGCGTGTCACGTTGGCGCAACAGCAGTTGCAGTTAGCGACAGCTAATCCAGGACTTCATAACATGCGTGAAGCATACAGAAGAATGTATGACGCGATGGGTGTGGATAACGTGGAGGCAATTTTAAAACCTGATCCAGAGTTACCGGAACCTATGAGTCCGGCGACGGAGAACGCAGGTGCCATGAATGGTAAAGCCCCCAAGGCGTTTCCCAAGCAAGACCATGAAGCGCATATACAGACGCACGCTGAATTCATGTTCACGAGAATGGTTCAGATTAATCCGCAGGTGTATTCCATGTTGCAGGCGCATATTTGTGAACACATCAGCATGATGGCAGCGGATCAAGTTCAGCAGGAATTCAAGCCTCAAATGGAACAGATGCAACAGGCACAACAGCAGGCACAGCAAAATCCACAAATGGCACAGCAAGTGGAACAACAAATGAATCAACTCATTAACGCACAGGCCGCCAAGCAGGCTCAAATAGAGGCTAAGATGACAGCATCATTGGCGCAGGATGAAGAAGCTCGAATGAAACGAGAAGCCGAAGATCCGTTGATCAAGCTTAAACAGCAAGAGATTGACCTGAAAGCCATGGAGACACAGGCTAAGCTTCAAAAAGACATGCTCGTGGATTCTGAAAAGCTTGACATTGAAAGAGACAAGCTGGAGGCGGATACAAGTATTAACTTGATGAAAGCCGCCGCAGATGTTAGTAAGGAAGATTCCGATGAAGCGATGACTCTGTTCAAGGAGAACATGATCAATTCAAGGGATGCAATGAAGCAAAGATCTGCTGAACGGATTGCGAGGGAAAATGCGAAAAAAACAAATGGAACTGCTAAAAAGTAAAGTTGATAAAATCGCCAGTGCCATGAAAAAATTTGAAGAGGTGGCTCAAAGTGAAATTAACAACAATGAAGAATATCTGCAAGTATGTGGCGCCTTATTGGCAGTAACCAGGAACATGTACGTGGAGGCTTTAGGTTCCCATGGCGCAGCTCGAATGTTCCAGGAAGTGGCGAATACTTTCATGATTCAGGAGGAATTGCTTGATCAGTTTTATCCTGAAGAAGAACCAACGATACACTGATGCCTTTCAGATCTGAAAAACAAAGAAAATGGATGTGGTCTAACAAGCCTGCGATGGCTGAGAAATGGACGAAGGAACACGGCAGCAAGCCTGTCAAGAAGAAAAGAGGTGGACTATTCCATTCAAAAGGTTATGATATCGCCCCTTGGGTCAATGAATACGGATATCCCACTGGGGGAATTACAGTTAAAAAAGGAGGAAGATAATGCCGAAGGTAGGTAAAGATAAATTTCCATACACGTCAGCTGGGGTTCAGAAAGCGCAGAAGCACGCGAAAGCAACAGGGCAGAAAGTTGACAT